GACCGCGGTCTCGGTCACTGTAGGGTCCGTAGACCCCGTGTTCTCTGCATTTCCGCTCATAATCCCTCCGGGACTCGATGTACACCGGGCTCGCGGCCATGTGTTCATGCCAGAACGGCCGGAATTCTGGCTGGAATTGCGCTGTGGGAGTCCATTTTGACGGCTTGAAGCACGTTGGACACGGCAAATTGAGGTCTTTGGTGTCGTTCATGCGCAGAACATGCTCGTGAACGTGGCCATCATCGCACCGAAAGTCATACCGCGGCATCAGGTGCCCCCTGTGCAGCCTGTTCACGCTCCATGTTTTGCTGCATCCCCATGCTCTGTTGCACGATTTCCGGCGGCAGAAGCAGCGTTGGGTCCGCCGTTTCATAGGCTGCGAGGAACTGCATGCGCAGTTTGAACTGGTCAATTAGCGGATCACCCACCAAAACCTGGTACATCTCCTTGGCTTCCTGCTGTCTGACCGCCCTGGAGATGGGCACTGTGCTGTCCGGGACGAAGCTGAGCACGTAGGTACCCTGGATCTGCTTCAGAGCATCCCACTGAGCACAGGCTTCACCACCATACTTCATGGCTTCCTGCGCGTCCCACCGAGGGATGATGTAGTCGTTCATCGCCTCGACCACGCCCTTGGTCAGGTCCAACACCATGTCCTTGCGCTCATCTAGTCGTATGTTGATGGCTTGCTGGACGATGGTCGCTTCCCTCGCCGTGCGACCCTGTGACGGGGTGGACTCTTGGAACTCCCCGATCTGATTCCTTGTGAAACCGATTGTGTCACGGATGTCATCCAAGGTGCTGTTAGCAACCGTGTAGAGATCCATCGGCATCTTTGGATCAAAAACCATGACAGCTTCCTGAGGATTGGCGTCAACTTCCACAAGGGGAGCCACCTTCCCACTGTTGATCTGCTGCTTGGCGGTGCGGTCCAAGGCGTTCTTCCGACTGAGGATCTTCATCACGGAGATCCGGCGGTGCTCCATGATCTGCGTCTTGGACTCGTTGTACTCGTCCTGCAGGGCAATGATGAGCTCTGCATCGCTCACAGGTAGGGGGTGACGGGGGATCCAGTTGAAGTCCAGCGTGTAGAATGGCCACACGGAGAAGTCCTTCGGCTCGTCGACCCACTTGTCGTCATAGAGGGTCTGCCACTTGCCCGTGTGCTTGTCCCAGATCTCCCAGAACTCCATGACCTCGTCAGACTCCTCATCGGTGATGTGCTCGCCGACGGCAGCCTTGTAGACAGGATCAGCAGCCACTTCCCACATCCGTCTCTCGAACCGCATGGCCATCCAACCACTGTCCTCTAGCTCACTGACGTCGGATTGGAAGGCCATGTCGTCCGGGTATACGTGAGAAACCCAGGGGCGGTTGGGTCCGAAGGCACCCCTGAGCTTGTAGAATGGGATCTCAGTGGTCGGAACAGCTCCCGTCATCTGACTGACCATCATCTGGTCCATGGTCTCGTCGTTGTAACCCACCTTGCACACCCCCCGTCCATAGAGGTATGCGTTGGTGAGCATCTTCTTGACCGTCTCCTTCCACTTGGTGAGCGCCATGAGGCGGTCATCAACCTTCCGGAGACCCAGCATGAGTGGACGAAACTGGACCAACTCTGTGTTACACTCCACCGTCGGGTTCTTGAGGTACAGCTGAGGGATCATCGCACGGCCGAAGCTGAAGGTGACGTTCACAGGCAGGAGTCCGATACCGAACTCGTTGTTGTAATAGGAGAGCACACGCTTGTAGAGGACGTTCTTCGTCTGGAACATCTGGTCCCAGTCGTTGATCCGCTCTCTCCACTTCTCCGCGGTCCGGAGAGCGTTGGGTGGCACTAGTTCTTACTCGTCCTCGAGAACAGTTCCAGGAGCATGTCGATCAGAGTCTCGTCACCCTCACGACTCTTGAGGTTGGGAAGGTAGTGACCCGGCTGACCCTTCATGTTGGACCCACCTCTGAACTGCCCCGTGCCAAAGGGGATCTTGGGATCTAGGGGACCAGTCATGCGTTGGCTTCCCCCTGGTTTCATCTGGCCAGCAAAGTGTCTGTACCACTTCCCCAGCTGACTCGCCCCAGGCCGGAGCATCGCAGGACCGCCCATCGGACCCGCCATCCCCATCATCTGGTTGACGATGTCCTGAGGATCTTGGCCCGGCTGGAGTTGGTAGGCCACTAGACTCCCGCCCTTCTGATCCGACCCTTGGACTGCCTGAACTTGGTCTTGGTGCGCTTGGCAGGCCTGGTGGGCTTGAGCATGTCGTTGGCCATGCCCTTCACTGTCTCCACTTGTTCTGGGTTCAGTCTGGATCTGGGCATCGCCTACCTGTGATCGGCATGATAGCCGTAGATGGAGCAGTTGAGGGTAGACGTGGCTGCACCACTGTTGCCACCGATGGCGATCGGAGTTGCCGTCGCGGAGGCACGGATGGGATACGGGAAGTGCACGGAGAGGCGATCGCAGGTGACGGTAGCCGTTGCCGCTCGGCTGAGAGTGTAGGTCTGAGAGCCTCCCACCACTCCACTGAGCGTGAGGGCTACCGTCCCAACAGCTGGAGCCGTCCCGTTGACCAGCTCCGCATAGAAGCCGGTCACGTAGGCCGTCTCACCCGTCCCAGGCGTTCCCAGGGATGCAGAGACCGCCGAGTTGGCCCCAGTGGCGAACGCAGCGACGTCACACTGGATGGGACGTGTCTTGATGGACATTGCTGTGGTAGCTCCCGTATGCCCGCAACACCTCGCGGGATGTTTGGACGAAGGGATAGTTCACTGCCATGTTCCCACGAGTGAGCTTGTTGAGGATGTACTCAATGTTCATCGGGTCCATCGACGCCTTCTCCTCATCCGTGTACTCCGGGCCTGGCTGATCGCCGGGTACCCAAATGTGCGGGAGGTAGGCGAGGGCATCGATGATGTCGTCTTCGTTGATGAACGGGTACTTGATCAGCTGCTCCTCTAGAGCCTTCTGACTCTTCCTGATGAAGACCTTCCGCCTTGCAAAGATCGGTTGGAGAGAGGCTCTGATACGCATCTCCTTGCTGATCTTGTTGGACGGCTGAAGAGCCTTCACGTAGAAGAACTTCCCTCTCTTGGTCATCTCAGTCTCGAGAGGGTGCTCCAGGGCTCTGAGAAGCGAGGCCATTTCAATACCCACCATTGTGGGGTTGTACGTGTTTACAAGGTTAAAGAGTAGGTCCATCAGCTCGTGGACTCCAATGCGGAGCTTCTTGGCCTCTTCAATGTAGACGTCATAGTTGTGATCCACGAAGCAGACTACGTAGCCGGTGTAATCCCCATGACGTTCCTTGCTGAGGGCGGGGTCGACAATGACATAGCACATGGATCGCTCGAGGATCGCCTTGTAGTCGAAGTCATGTAACTTCTCCAGATCCTCGATGTAGTTGATCCAGTCCTTCTGAATGATGGCTCTGGCAGGGTCTACAGGGTCGTTCATGTACTGACACGAGAAGATGTAGGGGCCCTGTCTGTCACGGATCATGCGGAGAGTGTTGAGGGAGAACTCCTCTGGGAAGATCGGCTCCGCCTCCGGATCATCAATGGATTTTCCACCCTGCGTGGCCGCCTGCCAGAAGACTCGGAACTGAGGCTCATTGTCCTGGACATAGGACACGAAGTCCGAGTAGGCCCACCTGGTACCGTTGATGAGCTCCGTGTCTCGCTCTGGGTTGATCAGAAGGCTGAGGCTGTACTTGTGCCAATCGATCGGCTTCTGCATCTGGTCCTGACTGATGAGATGATCTTCGTTGACCAGGTCGTCCTTGATCATCCGTCTGAAGTGAAGCCCGACCGCGGTACCACCCACACCGATCAGGAAGAGGCTGGGTTCCTTGACATCGACGTCCCTGTTGATCTCCAGCTCGTGGTCGGTCCATTTACGGCCAGTGGGAGGAAGGAGATCGGACCAAACCCAACGGAAGAGGTTGTTGCCGTCGAAGTGCTGTCGGACTGCACGACCCATCTTGACTGCCATTCCGTCAGTTGCCGACCCGAGGATGATGGTGTCATTCTTGTCCTTGATCCAACACCAGATCGGAAAGCCCTCGCCACCAATCGTGGTCTTGTAGTGACCACGTGGGACGATCACCATTCCCTTAGGCGTCAGGGGCTCCCTCGTCGTCTGGACGAAGTCCGCCAGTGGCTTGTGCAAGAATGGCGTCAGCTTGTTCTTGCCAAGAATCGCCCGGGTCAGGAAGTACAGGCTGTCTCTGCACGATTGCCTCAAGAACTCGCGGAGCGTGTCCTGTTCCGAGCTGCTGAGCGGTTTCAAGGATGAGGTTGAGATCTCCCCCGTTGATGTGAATGGTAACATTCGCGTTGTCACCCCCTTTCTTCACAGCGTTGGTCGCATCTGCGCGATCGAGGATGTCTTGTGCTGCAGCGAGCTTGACACGGTCGTTCTCACCCCGGAGCATGAGATTGTCGACCTGAGTGGACGCAGCTTCTGCTCGCAGGACGAAGCGTTCCCGAACCAGGGCTAGCGCTGACTCTACCGTGTCACGAGCCATCGCCATATATGTTGCGGAGCGCATGATTGCCATCGTCTGCGCCACGCTGATTTGGAACTCCCGAGCTATGTCCCCTATCGAACTACCGTTCAATCGTCTGTCTAGTATGAGCGCTTCTCGAACAACTGCCTCGGCGGAGGAGGAGTGAAGCTTGGTCTTGGACCCCTCTGGGGTTACGTTGCCGGCTAGGACTTCCTGTGCCAGCTCTTCGTTCATCTAGGTCCATTGTACTCCCGTACTAAAAAGTAGTCAACCTTTCATTTGGTTTCATGAGACAGGGATGTGTGTCCAAATCGCAAAAACGTGGAAAAATTGTAGGA